GAATTTCTGATCTGTTTTTGACCATTCGAATATACCATAACTGCTTGATGCAAGGTCAAACCAGTATGTTCCATCTGCCGGTGCCGCTGTTGGTGCCGAAGCACTTCCAACTAATTCCGCCGTGTTCACGTTTGCTCTTAGTACATATGCTCTGTTGGCTACACCTAAAAAGCTGTAAGCCGCTTGTAGACCGTACTCATTTAATTCATATCCGTTTAATGAATTTCCTGAAGCGTCTGTGTAGAATTTTGGATCGCCAAAAATCTCTGTCAATTCTCTCTGTGACGAGATCAAGTACGCAGTGTTGGCGTTTGCAGTCTGTGTTCCTGCCGCTGTGCCGTCACCTGCTCCGTTGTTCTTGTCCTGTGATGATGCTACTATGAATAGTGGTGTTGTACCCGCATCTGATGGTACGTAGAAACTTTCATTTATTACTGAAACCTCTACTCCTGGTGATGTTAAAGCCATTTTTCGTATTCTCCTTGCAAGTTACGTATATACTTGAGTTATTTATTCAATCATACGGTTTTGTTGACATAATTTACCATTTTCCTGGTGCCTATATAGGGAACGTAAATAACGTTATGCGGTACACAAACAGACCATTGTGCAAGACCTGTAACACCAAACCCAGGGCATATGCCTACAAGCGAAATAACACTGTGTACTGGCGTAGCCAGTGTGACACCTGCATCAGGAAGAAGGCTGGCAAGAAGGTGGGAGGTGTCACTGCACTCCAGAGATCCGGATATAAAAAGCGTAAGAAATGTGAGTTGTGTGGATTCAAAGCACAGCATCAAGCACAACTGGATGTGCTATTTGTTGATGCAAATCTTATGAATGTATCAGAGTCAAACTTGAAAACGGTTTGTGCCAACTGTCAAAGGCTGAGCAATGTTCGTAGACTCGGCTGGCGTGTGGGCGATCTTATTGCCGATGATTAGATCATCTACTTTTCTATATAAGTCATCAAGTGTTCCGGTATTTGCAATAGTAATGTCGTAGTCATATTCAAGCCAGTCCCATTCAGATTGATGAGCACCTTTTTCTTTCATGCTTTTTTTAGTAGGCAAATCACCACGTGCAACACAAACAATTATACCACCGTTTGCTTTTATTGTTTTTATTTCATTTATAAATCTTGTATCGGATATTACAGTGTTTTGTCCTTTGTATCTGCCCATGCAACTATCTAACCATATGCCATCATACATTTGTCCACGCATGACTTCAGTGCCAAAATGTTGTAACACCCATCTTGGTGTTACAGGTTTACCTAATCTTTCACTCCAATACGCATCAGGTTGTTCTCGCCAATGTCTACTGGATGTGGTATCACCCTCAAGCATTTCTCTGTCCCAGTTAAACATGGCGGCTACTGCATCTTTTAAACTTTTAGCAAAACTGTCTTTTATGTACCCGTGTTTTTCAACCAGTCTTTCTGCAACTGTGTCTTTACCAGAACCTATAAGTCCCACAATTCCTATCAGCATCTATTGATTATACTTTTTTTTAACTGGTTTTTCAAGTATTTTTTTTACAATTTCATACCAATAAACACCGCTTGATCTTAATTGTGTGTTTTGTTTTCTAAGCCTGTTCAATTTTCTTTTTACAGTTAAGAACTTTTTGGCTGTCATATTTGGATCAGTTGAAAGGTCTGCAATGATTTCATCAATCACAGGACAACTGTATTCTGGAATTTTGGGGGCACGTGTTTTGAGTTTATGTAATGTAAATTTTTTCATGTATGTTAATTATTTTTAAGACGCTTTTCTATCTCTTTTTTAGCTTCTTGCACAGATTTTAGAATAATAATTCGTAATTCTTTTTTATTTCCTTTTAAAGCATGAATACTCATGTTTTCTAAATCCTCAACTACCTGTGTCAATTCATCTAGTGTTAAATCTGCATAGGTTCTGTAACGGTCTTGTTCTAACATACCGTTTTATTTAAAGTGTTTGGATTATTAATTAACCAATAACAAAACTATGCGGAGTGCCACCTTCTGAATAGTTGCCAATTTCGAGTTCAAGTCTCTCCATTTCCTGCATACCTTGTTGTTTCAGTTCCGCTCCGTTTAATGTAGTTCCACCCTGCGGTCCTGCTATCTGTCCGAACTTACCCCTTGCTTCTCCTATCATCACTTTAGAGACTGCTAAAGTATAATCTCTTATCCACGGTTTAGAATAAATGTCCTTGAACAATGTGATGTCTGGTCTGAAGTTGTCTGTATGCATAAGAACTGTTTCATTGTCAGCTCTTGGTTTTTGTGTAATGGTTAATTTTTTTGTTGCAACATCAAAATGGAACTGTATAAAACTTCCAAACAATTTTCCTACAAGTTCCTGATATGATGCAAAGGCATAATATGTTGCTAATCCACCAGTTGCACCTGCTCTTAGAAGATATGTGTTTGTGTAGGCTAAATTGAAAGGTTCAAACAAGGTTCCACCTTCTCCGCCTTCTGTTCTAGACCCAACAGTTCTTCTATTTAGATTCCTAACATTTATTATTTCATCTGGTAAGATATATGTGTTTTGATCTTTCTTTAATTCTAAGAATGCATATGATTCTTCAACAGCATTTGACGATCTCTGTCTAAATTTATTAATGGCACGTTCTAGTGCCGTTTGATAGTGTTTTGGGTCTAATTCAACGTCAATCATCCCATCGCCGAGATTATTTTTTACGTAATCGAATATCTCTTGTTGGCCTGTTTGTAGTTCTGACATACTCATATTTATAGCCTTTGCCTAGGCAATAAATATGTGTGATATGCCAAGATTATCCATTTTTAAGCCTGAAAAGGGCAATGACTACAAATTCTTCGATCGCAACATAAAGGAGATGTTCACTGTCGGAGGTACTGATCTACACCTACACAAATACCTCGGACCATATGACCAGGGAGACACTCAGAAAGACGGTGATGCATCACCAACACAACCACAATATTCTGGGGATAGCCTCAATGAAAGGACCATACAAGATCTGCTGTTTTTAGAGAACAGGGACAGGAAATACTCTGATGACGTATACGTTGTGCGTGGAATTTACAATGTGCAAGATGCGGACTTCAACCTGTCGCAGTTTGGTATGTTCTTACAGAACGACACGTTGTTTTTGACTGTGCATTTGAATGACATAGTTGAAAGGATTGGCAGGAAACCAATGAGTGGTGATGTGATAGAATTTCCACACTTGAAAGAAGACTACAGTCTAGACGAATCAATACCGATCGCCTTGAAAAGATATTACGTGGTGGAAGATGTCAACAGGGCCGCGGAAGGATTCTCACAGACATACTGGCCACATCTATTAAGATTAAAAATGAAGACACTGGTTGACGCACAGGAATTCAGAGATGTTATCGGAGATGCAACTACCGAAGGATCAGTTGCAAACTACATGAGCACCTACAACAGGGAAAAAACTATTAATGATCAGGTTGTGTTGCAGGCAGAACAGGACGCACCTAAGGCAGGCTTTAACTACAAACAATACTATGTTGCACCAATCGACGAGAGGGGTAACATAAGGACAGACAATGTTAACACCGAAGAAGACAGGGCGAGCAGTGATCAGACCGTGAACGCCGTGATTGATTCGCCCGCAAGTTCACACTATGGCTTCTATCTGGACGGCGACGGTGTTGCACCTAATGGATATCCTGCAGGGTTTGGTATAACTTTTCCTACATCAGGCGTTGACAAAGGAGACTATTTTTTAAGAACAGATTATCTACCTAATAGATTGTTCCGATACGACGGAAACAGATGGGTAAAGGTTGAGGATTCAGTAAGGATCACAACTACGAATAATGATTCAAGGGCAAATTATAAAACAGGATTTGTGAACAACAGCACTAGTTCTAGTATAAACGGTTTGACAGTTGAGCAAAGACAGGCACTGACAAATGCATTGAAACCAAAGGCTGACAATTAATGTTACATTTTTACGAAGGACAGGTTAGGAAATTTCTCACTCAATTCATCAGAATTTTAAGTAATTTTTCTGTTGAGACAGGTAAAACAAGCGACGGATCAATTAGTTTAAGGGCGGTGCCCGTTGTTTATGGAGATCCCACTAGGCAGGTGGCAAACATAATTAGAAACAACAGTGAGAATGCACTTAACTATGCTCCAAAGATCGCCTGTTATGTAAGGGAATTAAATTATGACAGGGAGAGGATGCAAAACCCTTATCACATCGAAAAACAACATCTAAAGGAAAGAAGTTTTGACGAGACCACAGGCGAATATACCAATCAATTGGGGGCAGGATACACAGTCGAAAAAGTGATGCCGTCGCCTTTCAGATTAGAAGTCACTGCTGATATTTTCTCATCAAACACAGATCAAAAATTACAGATACTGGAGCAAATTCTTTATCTATTCAACCCAGATTTTGAGATACAGAAATCAGACAACTACATTGATTGGACCTCGTTGAGTTATGTGGAATTGACTGGAATCACTTTCAGTTCGAGGACCATACCAGTCGGTGCAGACAGTGAGATTGACGTGGCCACAATGACGTTCTCCATGCCAATATGGTTGTCTCCGCCAGTGAAGGTAAAAAAATTAGGGGTTGTACAAAAAATCATAATGAGCATCTATGACGATGATGGTGGAATTGCAAAAGGGTTGATAGACGGAGAATTAGCATCAAGGAGTTTCATAACGCCAAACAACTTTGGTTTGTTGGTCACAGGAAATCAACTACGTTTGTTGGGTACCACAGGGGTCAATGTCAAATCGGGCGGAGATGGCTTCCATACTGGTGCAAGAGATCCTGGGTTGGCGGATCCCTTTGAAACATTTGGTCCAGCAGTCAATTGGAAAATTTTATTAGACCAATATGGTAAGGTAACGAACGGTACATCACAGATCAGACTCACACAACCAAACGGCAATCAAGTGGTTGGTACCATCGCCACAACCACGCTAGATGACACAATCTTGATGTACACTATCGATGGCGACACTGTGCCTGCAAACACTTTGACTGCCGTGAAGAAGATCATAAATCCAGCAACGTTCGATCCGGGCACACCCTCGAACGGTGACAGATATCTTGTAATAAACGACGTGGGTGATTCAACAGCAAGTTTCCAAAGTTCTACTTGGGGAACATTGGTTGCTACAGTGGGAGATATTATAGAATACAACAGCACCACCAGTAAATGGAACATTGCCTTTGATGCTTCAAATCCTGATTCGACACAACACTATGTTACCAACCTTAACACCGGTATCCAGTATAGGTTCAACGGTACTGAATGGGTTAAATCCTATGAAGGTGTATACACCGCTGGTAATTGGAGCATAGTTTTAGATGGTGGTTACAGTCAGACACCTGATGCTGACGCCAATGATGCTACTACTCCTTGATAAATTAAAGTGTATTTGTTATAATAAGCTATGAAAGAAAACATAGTCTGTTCTGGCGCACTGTTCTATTCCACGAGCACAAAACGTTTCCTGTTCCTACAGAGGACTGATCGGAAGACACAAGGGCTTTGGGGATTGGTTGGTGGTAAGAGCAAATTCACGGAAAGTGCATTTGAGGGTCTTAAACGTGAGATCGAAGAAGAAGTTGGAGACACTCCCAAGTTCAAAAAGGTGATTCCGTTGGAGATGTTCACGTCAAACGATCAGAAGTTCTTCTTCCACACGTATCTGATAGCGATTGAATCAGAATTCATACCAAAATTGAATGGGGAACATTCCGGCTATTGTTGGACTGCATTTGAATGCTGGCCCAAGAACTTGCACATGGGTTTGAAAAATACTCTCAACAACAAATCTATCAAAGGCAAGTTGCAAACTATATTAGATCTTATTGTTTAATAGGCCAAAAAAAAAGGCGATCCGAAGACCGCCTTTTGTTCTACTAAAAAGTATTAATATTTATTAGTTGTTTGTCCTTACTGCACAGTTTACCAATTTGATTCCTGCGTCAGTTGAACTTTCTAATGCTCTACCAATAACATTGAACGGAGAGATCGACTCACCCTGCGCCACTGTTCTAGCACAACCTTTTGTCG